ATGATGATCTTCTCTCACAGGATTATCAAACTCCTGCAGAGTCTGGTCTTAACAAATATAGATTTTCAAATATATACCCAGTCTTAAAATTATCATTAAGTAACAGTCAGGGTGATGGTCCATCAATTGATGATATGGTAGATGCATCAAAGATGTTTGTGAGTAAAATGGATGAATCTAGTAAGAAAAAATTCAAAGATTTCATGTTAGAGACAGAATTAAGAAGGTAACGCATATATAGAGCAGATGCACATATAGCGATGCTTTCATTTTTACTTCCACTTGCTACAAAGATTATTAAGGACGCTATTGCTAAGATTCCAGAGAATGAGGAACTTGGTGAGAAGATGGTTGAGATCTGTCTTGTTATTCTTGCTAAAGCAGTTAAGTTGACCAAAACTGATATGGATGATCAACTTCTTGAGGTTGTTACCAAAGCAATTAAAGCAAGAGATGAGGAGGGTTGATATTTTTATAAATATCTTATAGCAAAAGAATTCCTAGGAAACAAGACATGGCACTTTGGGGAAATAATGACAACAAGGGTTCATTGGGAACTGTCTCCCTTAACTATGGTAACAAAACTGTCACTGGTACTGGAACTACCTTTGGTCAAACTGGTGCTGCTGCAGTTGGTGATGTAATTAGATTTGGTGCAGCATTTGGTGGTACTACTGGATATGCTGGTGATGCTGTCATCACCTCAATTGCCAGCACCATCTCTTTGAGAATTGATTCTACTGCTGGATTGAGTGGTGGTGAGATTACTGATTTCAATTATCAAATTAGTGAATCACCAAAGGGTGCAATTAAGGATGCTGCTCAAAATCAATCATCTAATGCAGTATTAAGTTTAGAACCTAAACTTGTTACAGCAGCAGCATCAAGATCTGGTATTGGTGTCACACTTATCACCGTCACTGGCAATGCCTCTGGTAATAATATTGTTGCTGGTGACAGAGTGGTCTATGGTGTTCCTCACAGACTTCAAGTTTCAACAGTCAACTCACTGATTGGATTATCAACTGTTGTATTGAATAATGCTATTCCTACAACAACTCTTAGATATCATGTTCCTAACAATGCAGCAACTGCTGGTATTGGAACTACATTACTTAAAATAACTGAAAGAGCATATGGTGATGATCCCGATATTGATTCAGTAACTCTTGTTGCAGTTGGTGATAGTGTTGGTGTTGGTACATATACTGGTACTATTACAGCAATTGCTAATAACTTCCCTGGTCAAAGACAACTTACTCTTAACTCTGGTTTAACACAGCAGGTATTTGCTGGTGCAGTTATTGATGTTACTAGAGCAGTTGCAGGAGGAGAAGAAGTTGAATTCTATGGTGTTGAAGCACTTAGTGGTAAAGAAAGTCAGGTAGTTGGTCTTTCTGCTGCTGATCTAGCTGCTGCTACTGGCAGTGATGCTAGATTATCATATCATGCAGCATCCTCTGGTTGGGTTGGCATCATGACTTACACAGATGCAAATGGTAATGCTAGAGTCAAGAGTGAAGTTTTAGTTGCAATGTCTGGTATTACAACTGGCAACACAGCATATCCCCCTGTATGATAAATGAGATTTACTGAGTTGAATGAGAAGAACTTTCTCATCTTTGCAATTAAACATTATGAAAATCCCCATGCTGTTACACGAGAGGACTTTGATAAAGACCTGAATCATTTTAAGTATATAAAAAGATTACTTAAAAGATATCGTAACAATGGGGATTTAAGATCTCATCTTCTGATCAATCATTTTATTATTTTATATAATCTTTTTGGTGAAGCTGCAACACCCATGTTGTTCTATAAGATTGATAGAGATTATTGGGATGTAGTTAAAACCTTCATAATGTTTTTAAATAGATTGCCTGACCATCCAAGAACACATATTCATGACATCATAATTGATGAGAATTGTTTACAAGAACTCAAGAGGATAACAGATGGAAAAGGATAAGATTGATAGATTCATTGATGCATTTCGTTCAGCAATGTATCAGGAGTTCAGTGTAAGTGAAGAGGGCATGGTTGCTAATGCACCTGGTCAGTCTGGTGGTTTTTCAAGTTCCTCTCCTGCCAAGGGACCTACTGCTGGTTATGATAAACCAATGAAGATTGATGGTAGAAGAAAATATGTTAAAAAGTACATCAATGATTTGATGTCCAAGAGAAAGAAGAGAGAAGATAAAAAAGCAATGAAGAAGGTTATGGACTTTAATCCTTACTTCGGAAATGGAAGAAAATCAGGTTAAATTGGCAGTTTTAGAGCAGAAGATTGAGGATTTAAAACCAATTGTCCTCAGGATTGATGCCGCAATTGAAAAATTATCTGAGGTAAATACTACAGTTAGCAGAATGCTTGCTGTACATGAAGAAAGAATTACTAAGCAAGAAGAGGTCGACTCTATACTCTTTGCAAAGATTGACAAACTCCGTGATAAAATGGACTCAGATCATGACAGTGTGTTGTCAAGATTACGTGGACTAGAGAAGAGAGTATGGATGGCAGTTGGTGGTCTTGCTGTTATGACCTTTGTCTTCAATAATAATGGGATTGTGAGCAAGATATTGACACCAGCACCAGAACCACCTACAATACAGAGAGGTGCTGGTAGTTAATTGAATGGATTTCATTGATATTAAATATATCAATCTGATATCATCTAGATTCCCAAAGTTTAAAAAGGTAAAACCACATCTTTATAATTTTAGGTGTCCTATATGTGGTGACTCACAGAAAAACAAGAATAAGGCACGTGGTTATCTTTACAGGATAAAGAACAATACCAACTACAAGTGCCATAATTGTGGCGTCAATATGTCATTCAATAATTTCTTGAAACAGATTGATCCTGAGAGTCATAAGCAGTATGTGTTTGAAAAGTTTAAAGATGGTCATGCTGGAAAGAATTTTCAAACAGAAGAACCAGAAGATATTTTTAAGAAACTATCAACTAAACCTGTATTTAAGAAGGCAGTGATTGACTTACCATCAGCATTTTCTGTTGAAAAATCAAAGCACTACTTGACTAGTAGAGCAATATTTGATGGTAAGTTTTATTATGCTGAAAACTTTCAGGAATTTATTAATACTATCAAACCTCATTCATTTGAAGATACTACATATGGTGAGGAGAGGATTGTAATACCTCTTGTTAGGGATGGCAAACTTATTGGGGTTCAAGGAAGAGCACTCTCTTCAAACCCTATTAAATACTTAACCATCATGTTTGATGAAGATGCCCCTAAAATTTATGGACTTGACACAATTGACACAAAAAACACAGTTTACATTACTGAAGGACCGTTTGACTCAACGTTCCTTTCAAACTCAATTGCTATGTGTGGAGCTGATCTTGTTCAGCGTGATTGGGGGATTGGCAATTGTTGCTGGGTATTTGATAACGAACCCCGTAATAGAGAAATTACAAGAAGAATCAGTGGTGCCATTGACAGAGGTGAAAAGGTAGTTATCTGGCCAAGCAACATCAGAGAGAAGGACATTAATGATATGGTCCTTGCTGGACATAAAGTTCAGAACCTAGTACAATCAAACACATATAGTGGTTTACAAGCAAAACTTAAATTCAACACCTGGAAAAAGATATGAGTAATGGCACTAAAGTAAAAAAGAGGGATGGAAGAATTGAACCTCTTGACCTAGATAAGATGCATCTGATGGTTGAAGAGGCAACCACAGGTCTTGCAGGGGTCTCTGCTAGTCAAGTAGAGATGACATCTGGTATCCAATTTTATGATGGAATTACCACTGCAGAAATCCAAGAAATTCTTATCAAGAGTGCTTCTGATCTTATTGACTTAGATCATCCTAACTATCAGTTTGTTGCTGCTAGACTGCTTCTCTTTGCCATCAGGAAGCAAATGTATGGCAGAATGAGAACTCTACCCTCTTTGATTGATCATATCACTGAGAGAGCATATCAAGATGTTTATGATAAAGATATCTTTATCAAATACTCTAGAGAGGAAATTCAAAAGGCAGAAACCTATATTGATCATGAGAGAGACTTCTTGTTCACATATGCTGGTCTAAGACAAGTAGTTGATAAATATCTTGTCCAGGATAGGAGTAATGGCAAGGTGTATGAAACACCTCAGTTCATGTACATGATGATTGCTCTGACAATTTTCAGAGACTATCCAAAAGCAACTAGAATGTCATACGTTAAGAGGTACTATGACGCCATCTCCAAACACAGACTCAACATCCCAACACCAATCATGGCAGGGGTCAGAACACCCTTGCGTCAATTTGCATCTTGTGTTCTCGTTGATGTTGATGACTCCCTCGATAGTATCTTTAGCAGTGATATGGCTATTGGCAGATACGTCGCACAGAGGGCTGGTATTGGCATTAACGCAGGTAGAATCCGTGGGATCAACGCTAAAATCAGAGGTGGAGAGGTACAACACACAGGTGTTGTCCCCTTCCTTAAAAAGTTTGAAGCAACTGTCAGATGCTGCACACAAAACGGCATCAGAGGTGGTTCTGCTACAGTTCACTTTCCTATCTGGCACCAAGAAATAGAAGATATTCTGGTTCTTAAGAACAACAAAGGAACAGAAGATAACAGGGTGAGGAAACTTGACTATTCTATCCAACTGTCAAAACTTTTTTATGAACGCTTTATCCAGAATCAGAAAATCACCCTATTTTCCCCACATAGTGTTCCTGGTCTGTATGAGAGTTTTGGGACCGATAGTTTTGATGAGTTATATTGCCGTTACGAGTCAGATGAATCAATCCCCAAATCCACCATTGGAGCACAAGAACTCATCCTCAACTTATTGAAGGAGAGAGCAGAGACTGGTCGTATCTACATTATGAATATTGACCACTGTAATACTCACTCTTCATTTAAAGATAAGGTTGAGATGAGTAACTTGTGTCAGGAGATTACACTCCCCACTTATCCTCTACAACATATTGATGATAGGACAGGTGAGATTGCTCTCTGCATTCTCTCTGCTATTAATGTTGGTAAGATTAAATCTGATGAAGAATTGGAAGACCTTTGTGATCTGGCAGTCAGGGGTCTTGAGGAATTGATTGACTACCAGGAGTATCCTGTTGTTGCTGCTGAGGTTGCTACAAAGGCACGCAGGTCCCTTGGAATTGGGTTCATTGGTCTTGCTCATTACCTTGCTAAACTTGGATACTCCTATGGGTCTCAAGAGGCATGGGATGCTGTCCATGGACTCTCAGAATCTTTCCAATTCTATCTTTTGAAAGCGTCTAACCAACTTGCACAGGAGAAGGGTCACTGTGAATACTTTGGTAGAACAAAGTATGCTGATGGCATCTTACCAATTGATACATACAAGAAGGACGTAGACGAGATTTCATCTCAGGAGTTGCAGCATGATTGGGAAAGTCTTAGAGAATCTATCAACACCTACGGTCTTAGGCACTCAACACTGTCCGCACAAATGCCTTCAGAGAGCAGTTCCGTTGTGTCAAACGCAACAAACGGTATTGAACCACCTAGAGACTACCTGTCCATTAAGAAGTCCAAGAAGGGTCCTCTTAAGCAGATTGTTCCCTCCTACACCACTCTGAAAAATAATTATACACTGCTGTGGGAAATGCCTGACAACACAGGTTACATTAATATTGTATCTGTGATGCAAAAGTTTTTTGACCAAGCAATCTCAGGCAATTGGTCCTATAATCCAGAGAACTACCCTAACAATGAGGTTCCTGTTTCTCAAATGGCAAATGATCTTCTAACTACATATAAGTACGGTTGGAAGACCTCATATTATCAAAATACACATGATATGAAGTCTGATGAGGTTGAGGAGGATAAGTCTTCAAATCTAAATAGTCTTTTAAACGAACTAGAACAAGTAGAGGAGGGGGAGTGTGAATCCTGTGCAGTTTAAGGTAAGTTCAGTGAACAATACAATTGATGATAAAAAAGTAAGGGGAATGACTGTTTTTAACAGCAATCCCCATGACACCAAGAAGCAACCAATGTTCTTTGGTCAACCTCTTGGTGTTCAGAGATATGATTCATATAAGTATCCTATCTTTGAAAAACTTACAACACAACAACTAGGATATTTTTGGAGACCAGAGGAGGTATCACTACAGAAAGATCGTGGAGATTATCAAACACTTCGTCCAGAACAAAAGCATATCTATACAAGCAACCTCAAGTATCAGATTATGCTTGACTCCATTCAAGGGCGTGGTCCTGGGATGGCTTTTATTCCTTACTGCAGCTTACCTGAGTTAGAAGCATGTATGGAAGTGTGGGGATTTATGGAAATGATTCATAGTCGTTCCTACACTTACATCATCAAAAATATCTATTCAGATCCATCAGAGGTCTTTGATAAAATTGTAACTGATGAAAGGATTCTTGAGAGAGCAAAGAGTGTAACAGAAGCATATGACTCGTTCATTCAAGCAGCCCAACAGTATGGGACTGGCAGTATGTGGGAAGAGGATTGGAAGGACTCTCCATCATCTGCCTGGACCAAGAGAGATGTTAAAAGGAAGTTATACAGAGCTGTTGCTAACGTTAACATTCTTGAGGGTATCAGGTTCTATGTTAGTTTTGCTTGCAGTTTTGCTTTTGGTGAACTCAAACTTATGGAGGGGTCTGCAAAGATTATCTCACTGATTGCTAGAGATGAAAACCAGCATCTTGCTATTACACAAAACATTCTGAACAAATGGAAGCAGGGTGATGATCCTGAGATGGCAGAGATTGCCAAGGAGGAAGAAGAGAATGTTTATGCAATGTTTGAGAAAGCAGTGAATGAAGAGAAGAAGTGGGCAGATTATCTGTTCAGAGATGGTAGTATGATTGGTCTTAATGATGCACTTCTCAAGAAGTATGTTGAATGGACTGCTAATCGTAGAATGAAAGCATTAGGTCTCAAACCCATCTATGACATTGCTGCTAATGCAAATCCACTTCCTTGGACACAGCATTGGATCTCTTCTAAGGGTCTTCAGGTTGCACCTCAAGAGACTGAAGTTGAATCTTATGTTGTTGGGGGGATTAAGCAAGATGTCAAAAAAGACACCTTCTCAGGATTTAAACTCTAGAATACAGGCAAAAATTCAAGATGACTGGTGGTTTCATGAAACAGTGGCAGAAGACAGCGCTGGAAGAGAATCCTCAATTTACAGAAAAACAAAAATCAATTTTAAGACATGGACCTCACTTCTATCTTCCAGATGAGGTCATTTTCTTTCAAGAGATTCAAAAACTATATACAGGAGAATAACTTATTATGTGGAAGAATTTAAAGAATATCCAAATCCCTGGTTCTATCTGGAGTCCCCTTTTAGTGGGGACGATGTTGGGGATTACTGGGGGTTTGTTTATAACATTACCAATCTCGAGAACCAACGACAATACATTGGGAGAAAGTATTTTTGGCAAAAACGAAAGCCTAGAGCTACAAATAAAGATAGAAAACGAAGGAGAGTTACATCTGAAAGCAACTGGCGCAACTACTATGGATCTTGTCCAGAGCTTAAGGAAGATGTTGCCAGATTCGGAAAGGAATCCTTTAGAAGGACTATATTAAGTCTCCACACCACTGTAGGCAAGACCAACTATGAAGAGACCAGGCAGCTCTTCCTAAATAATGTCCTAATTGAGAGCTTGACAGATGGGACGCCTGCCTTTTATAATAGCAACATCCTTGGTCGTTATTACAGGAAGGACTATTTCACCTATGATTGCTAAAGCATTGATTTCACTTGGTTTTATGACTGCTCAGGAGGTTCCACAACAACCTGTTGCACAACCTATTCCAGTTGTACAGTATGAAGCATCTTGGAAATGTGATGACTGTACTCCAGAAGAAAAGTATGTCCTCAAAGAACTACAAAACAAAACAAGAATCACAGACCGCAATGCTCTTGCTACGATTCTGGGAAATATTAAACAGGAGAGTCTTTTCATTTCCAACATATGCGAGGGAGGGGCTAGAGTTTCTTACAGTGATTGTCATAGTGGTGGGTATGGGCTTATTCAGTGGACCTCAGTAGGTCGTTATAATAATCTTGGAAAGTTTTGTAATAAGTATGATTGTGACCCTTCTTCACTTGAGGGACAAACATCTTATATGATCAATGAATCTACTTTCCAA